AGTGATGTTGGCACACGCCCATTCCATTCGAGATATTCATCTGCATCTATGTCCTGATAAGGAGCTTGTTGATAGGTGTGATCGGAGAACGGCAAGAATGATACCCCTGATGCAATATCAAAGTTATCATACAACCATGCACCCACTTCCATCCATTCTTCTTCCTTTACAGAAATAGTAACAGATGGTTTGTGTTCACACCAGTTAAGTGCATAGAGTTTCCATAACTCTAGTTGCTCTATTGCACTCATCTCTGTTCTAGTGACTGCACCACTAGGAGATTTCATAGGAAACGAAAACACAGTAACACTATCAGGTTTTGTGATATCAGCTTCAAAAGGTATGCCTTCCTCTTTCATGAACTGTGTAAGTGGATCTTTGTTATCTCCACGCACAGTCCTTATATAAAAAGGATTGTGTCTAGCGTGTATACCTGACGCTGAATCAGTAAGCTGTGATACTGTACCACTTGGCTTCACACATGTAATAGCCGAGCTTCTTGGTATACCAATAGCATCTGCATACTCTCTGTTTGTATCGATTGCAACTTGTTTCATTTCTTGTAACCAAACCTTTGAGTCTGTCATCTTTGACAGTACACCGTGATCCATGATACCAGTTAATGATACACCAAGCAACCTTTCTTCTTCTGTGTTTGTTTTCCAAACTCTACGTAAATATTTTAGATCTGTAAGAGTAGATTGGAATGTACCCAAGATTGTTGCAACTCTTACCTTTGATCGTAAACTCAATAAATCATCGCCCTCACGGACTACAACCTCTGATAGATTACAGAACTGATATGGTCTAAGGATAATCTCACTACATGGATTAGTACCCCACATGTGACCAGTCTGTCGTCTACCATTCTTTGCAACTTGTTCATCTGCAGCCTTACGGTTGAACATGCCACGCTCACCTGACTTTGACTCATACAAAGCTAACCACTCTCTCATGTAAGTTTCCATAGCAGGCTTGCCTTTGTAAGCCACAGAGTTGTTTGCTAACGCTCTTTGACCGTTGTTGTTCCACCACTCTCCTGCTTTTGCGTGAGCCATTTGGTCATCGTTCAAATTAGATAGGCTGATTAGTGCAGATCTACGCACTCCACCCACTACAACAACCTCTCCAACTTTGCACATAATATCGTGACATTCTACTGGAAATAACTTTCTTCCCTTTGCACTCTTGAATTTATCAATAGTGAACTTAAATAAGTTAACAAGAGGATCAGGTCCTGATGCTCTCCCACCCATAATCTTCAGCTTTGCACCTGCAGGGCGTATCTTAGATACATCCCAAGACGGTATCATTCCTGAATAGAGTAAAGCCACAAGCTCACGAAATGCTTTTGCCCACCCTGCTTTACTATCATCCACAACAATCACTACATCAGACTCTTGCATGTTTTCACTAATGATAGGTAACTTATCAACGTTCTCTCGTTCAACGCTGAAACCTACACCAGTGCCACACATAAGAATGTACATAGCTTCATCGAAAGATCGTGGACTATCCACTGGTAGATAACTACAGTTGTAACCACAGACGTTATCTCGTTTTAGTGCAGGTCCTGCAGTCATCAATGCTCTCATAGATGGCATGACGCTTAGATTAGTTATGTATTCATCTATGGCTTGCTTATCGCCCTTTTTCATTTTGTAGTTGTGCTTTTCCAACAAAGCTTCTTCCATAAAGTCTACATACCTAGAAACTGTTTCACCCCAGTTCTCTCTTCTTCCCTCTTCTTCGAGCCAACGAGCATATCTAGATTTGTGTATGAACTCTTGGTAGGATGTTGGTAACATGTTAGACGACATCTTTTTTCCCCTTTTTTATTTCTATTAGTTTGTTTAAATACCATCGTGCTTTTTCTAAATCTTCTACGCCATTCTTGTATGGGTATCTACAAAGATACTTCATGATGTTTCCTTGTAAATAAAATTCAAATCCATCTCCAGTTACAGAAGCTATCATATCTATAGTTTCTATATTGGTTGCGTTATAATGTGGTGGATGGTCAACCATATTATTCATATCTTCTTCTCTCAATCTTTTCAACATATAATCGTAGTACCCTATCAATTTTTATTACCGAAATCAACTTTAATTACGTTATCTTTATATTTTATTTTCTTGCCTTCTTCATCAAGCACTTCTCCAAATATTCTTTTGCTTGTATAGTTGAACGCAAGCTCTGACATACCAAAATTAAATACCTCTTCGCTTTTACCAGTGAGTATTCCAACAAGACCCTCGTGTATAACTGATCCAACACTGTGATCCATTTCATTTTCGTACTTGTTGCCAGTTGTATCGTATGCGTGCATCTTAAATTTATCATCTCCTACATCGGTAAGTATGATATAATAATGACCTTTCTTTAAATCCATTTTTTTTACAAATTCTACTATCTCATCTTCATCCATTTTTAAACCACTCCACAGGTATTGACTTTTCTGCCCATCTAAAGTCATGCTTGAGACACCAGTCAGCATAGGTTGTTTTACTACCTTTGTATATTTTATTACGTGCGTTCATAAAAACAAATCGTATATCAAGATCTTTGTGTTGTTGCTTGACCAAAGCCATCTTCACTCTGTCTGCCTTATCCAAGTGACCTTTTGCTTCTATATAGATATCACTCTCGACTAGATAGAAATCAGGTGTGTAAGTTCTTGGCTTCGGCACATACAAAAACTTCTTGGACTCATACTCAAACTTAACTTTGTTATCAGCTAAACCTTTTGCGAGATGCAACTCGAACCGTGATCTAAATCGTAATCGTTTCATAGTGGCATCCTCAATCCTAACGACTGTATCCGTTTGTTCACGTATCCTGCCAGTTTGGGGGATTGTTTTTCTATTGTAATAAGTTCGTTTGTTAATTGGAATATCGGCAGGCATATTACTTTACCCTGACTAGTAACGTATCGTATTGTTTGAAATTCATTTTCTACTTTCATTATATCTCGTTGTTCAGTGAGAGAGGTGAGAGTTCCATTGTCTGAAAAGTTTTCACGAAGAGTAAGGGGAATACCTCTT